GACAGGGTGTGATAGAAATGGTAGTAGGTAGAGTATAATGGCACAACAAAATATAAATGTAGGTACAAGTGCAAACAAAGGTGATGGTGATCCATTAAGAACGGCGTTTACTAAAATAAACTCCAATTTTACTGACGCAGACACTAGAATAGTTGCATTAGAAGATGGAACAATTTCTTTAGCAACTTTAAAATCAGTAGTGGCGGCAAGTACAGATTTTAATGATTTTAAAACAAGGGTAGCGGCATTATAGGATAGATTATGGCAGATAGAATACCACTTATAGTAGATACATCGGACGGTAATAAAATAAAAGAATTACCAGTAGGTGATAATTTAGATTTATCTAATTCATCATTAGTTAATGTTACATCTGTAACAGCTACTAGTGTAAATGTAGGCGGAAATCTTTTTACTGGATCATATGCAGATCTTACAAACACTCCTACAATTCCAACAGATATTAGTGACTTAACAGATACTCAAAGTTTGCTTGGTGCAGGAGGTGGTGGTACAACTATTATATCAGGCGGTGGTGCTGGACGATGGATGTTAACTGCTGATGACAGTACTCAAGTTGATATATTATCAGACAATACAGTAAAAATTGCAGGAGCAGGTAATATTACTACTGCTACATCTGATGTATCAGGTACTACTGTTCTTACTGTAACTGGAACAGAATCAATAAGATGGGATTCCGGTTCAGGTTTATTTGAATTATTCACCGGTGTTGATTGGATCCCAATTATAGATACTACATATACATTTGAAGCAGGTGATGGTGATGACGCAACTGCTAAAAAAATTCGATTAACAGGTACTGGTCAATCTACTCAAGACGTAACAGTTAGAGAAGGAACAGGCGTTACTATAACTAGAACAAGCAACGAATTAACATTTACAGCTACAGACACAGATACAACTTATTCTATATCAGCGGCTGAGGATGGTAATACAAATGCTGTACTAAGATTAACAGCTTCTAGTCTTTTAACAGATGACGTAATATTTGCTCCAGGTTCAGGTATTGGTATTGCTAAAACAGATGATAACACATTAACTATTTCAAATACTGCGGCGGGAGCCAATGCTTTTGGAACTGTTACTGTTGGAGTAACTGATATTGAAGCAGATACTACTAATGATACTTTAACCATTGTAGGAGGAGCTAATATTGATGTAACAGGAGATGCAGGAACTGATACTATCACAATTGCTAATACTCATGCTGATCAAAATCTTTTTAATCAAGTAGCAGGAGATACAGGAAGTAGAATAGCTCAAACTACTACAGAAACTTTAACAATAGCCGGTGGCACAAATGTTACAACAACTGTTGCAGGTTCTACTGTAACTATTGACGCAACAGGTGGCGGCGGTTCACAAAATGTATTTGGAGTAATTGCGGTTAGTGGTCAAAGTAATGTAGTAGCAGATTCTACAACAGATACTTTAACTCTTGTTGCTGGTACAGGAATAACACTTACAACTAATCCTACGAATGATAGTATAACTGTTACAAATAGTTCTACGGGATCATCACAAAATTTATTCCAAACAGTTGCAGTTTCCGGACAAAATAATATTGTCGCAGATTCGGCTACTGACACTTTAACTTTTGTAGGAGGTTCAGGAATAACACTTACAACTAATAGTACAACTGACGCTGTAACTATTGTTAATGCAGATCCAAATGTAGATCAAAATATATTCCAATCAATTGCAGTTAGTGGTCAAGGTAATGTAATAGCAGATTCTACAACAGATACATTAACTTTCGTTGCTGGCAGTAATATGACAATTACTACTGATGTAGCAACTGATACTATTACATTTGCATCAACAGGCGGTGGAGGTGGATCTCAAAACGTATTTGATAAAATTGCTGTTAGTGGAGAAACAGATGTTGTAGCAGATTCTACAACAGATACATTAACTTTCGTTGCTGGTGCAGGTATAGGAATTACAACTACTCCTGGTACTGATAGCGTAACTATTTCTGCCTCAGGTGGAGCAGGATCACAAAGTTTATTTGAAACAATTGCAGTTAGTGGTCAAAGTGATATTGTAGCAGATACAACAACTGACACATTAACTTTTGTTGCAGGTACTAATATGACAATTACCACTGATGCTGGAACTGATACTGTTACATTTGATTCAAGTGGTGGTGGAGGTTCACAAGATTTATTCAAAACAATTTCAGTTTCAGGACAAAATGATGTTGTCGCAGATTCAACTGCTGATGTTTTAACTTTTGTTGCTGGTACAGACATATCAATAACAACTAATCAGGCGGCTGATAGTATTACAATTAATTCTACTGGTAGTGGTGGTGAAAATAATGAATTTTCATTTAAAACAATTGAAGTTTCAGGACAAAGTGATGTTGTAGCAGATACAACAACTGATACATTAACATTTATTGAAGGTAGTAATATGACAATTACTACTAGTGGTGATTCAATTACATTTGCATCAACAGGCGGCGGTGGAGCCTCACAAAATTTATGGGCAACTGTGGCAGGAGACACAGGTAGTACAACAGCTAACACTACTACAGATACTTTAGGAATAGTAGGTGGAACAGATATTAGTACTTCTATTGTAGCAGATCTTTTAACAATTAATTACACAGGCGGAGCTAGTGCTCAAAATTTATTCAGTACAATTGCTATATCAGGACAAAATTCAATAGTAGCTGATGCTCCTACTGACACATTAACTATAGCGTCAGGGGCAGGTATAGTATTAGTAACTACTGCCGCTACAGATACTCTAACTATTGCAAATTCGGCACCAAATATAGTTCAAGATGTATTCTCCGAAATTGCAGTTTCAGGACAATCAAGTCTTTTCGCAGATTCATCTGCAGATACGTTAAATGTGGCGGAAGGTACAGGAATAGAAGTAACAACAAATGCTGGTACCGACACTTTAACAATTACAAATACTGCTCCTAATGTAGTTCAAAGTCTATGGTCACAAATAAGTTCAGATTCAGGTAGCACAACAGCTAATACTTCTACAGACGCTTTAGCAATACTAGGTGGTACAGATATTAGTACTTCTGTATCCGGTGACACCTTAACTATTGCTTACACAGGGTCTAGTGGTTCTAATCAAAATTTATGGTATACTATAGATTCAGATTCAGGTTCTACAACAGCAAATTCAACAACAGATACATTATCAATTGCCGGTGGTACAAGTATTGGAACATCTGTATCAGGAGATACTTTAACTATTACAAATCAGGCTCCAAATGTAGATCAAAATTTATTCAATACAATTGCAGTCTCAGGACAAAGTGATGTTATTGCAGATACAACAACTGACACATTAACTTTTGTTGCTGGTTCAAATATAACAATTACCACAGATGCCGGTACTGATAGTATTACTATTAACGGTTCGGCTGGTGGAGGACTTCCAGGTGGTTCTACAACAGAAGTTCAATATAATGACGGTGGATCATTTGCTGGTGATTCTGATTTAACATGGAACTCAGGCACTGATACATTATCAGCTAAAAATATTGTTGCTGAAACTGTAGAAACAGAATCTATCGAAGCTCCTTCCGGTTTAACCGGAACTTATACAATTTCTTCTCCAACAACTATTACTTTAGATCCAGTTAGTGAAGTTATACTTGATGCTCCAATAAAATTACTTGGAAAAACAGCGGCTCAATTAGCAACCTTCACTGCAAGTGCTGGAACAATAGTTGCTGTATCAGATCAAAGTTATAAACCAGCATACTACGATGGTTCAAATTGGAGATATGTTGCAACTGATGGTGCTGTATAATGCCTACACCAAAAGAACAATACGAAGCTCAAGAAATAGCATTTTCTAATATGTCTCCTGCTGACAAAGAAGCAGAAATTACTAGACGAAAAGCAGAAATTCAAACTCATTTTGACAGCCTTCCTGAAGAACACAAAAAATCTTTTCGAGAAAAATTAAAACCTATTGATCCAAATATTATAGAAGAATATGTTGTTATAACAAAAAGAGGTTTAGAATATACTGATCTTCACAATGAACTGATCAGAGATACTTCTGCAGACGATTCAGTAGATTCAAATATAGTTCCAGATAGAGTTGTAACTATAACTAATGAAAAAAAACATAATCCTAGACTTACTAATTATAATCTTTATAGTGGAGAAGCTGAAAAATTAAAAAATGATTCAAGAGTAGAAACTGTTGAAAGAAAAATAGACAATTATTATACACCATATAAGTATCAAGATGGAAATTTTAATAAAAGTACTTCTGCTTCAGGAGAAAATCAAAATTGGGGATTATTAAGACATATTAATAAAACTAATAATTTTGGATCATCTACTAATGATCCAGGTGGTACATATGATTATGTTTTAGACGGTACAGGTGTAGATGTAGTTATTATGGATACAGGAATTAATGCAAATCATCCTGAAGTAGATGATGAAGATGGAACTACACGTTCACAAGAAATTGATTGGTTTCAAGCCGCAGGAGTAAGTGGCTATTCAATGCCAGGTGATATGTATACTGATACACACGGTCATGGTTCTCATGTTACAGGAACAGTTGCAGGAAAAAAGTTTGGTTGGGCAAAAAATTCCCACATATATATTTTTAAAATGATGAACGGTGGTGTTAATCTTAATGATGTTGAAAGTAGTGGTTATACTGGATATGATTTAGTTAGACTATGGCATACTAAGAAAAATGATCCTAGTGATGCCGCATATACAGGAAGACCTACCGTAATTAATATGAGTTTCGGTAACACCTCCTGGTGGGTCCTTATAAGTCCTTACGGTGATGGAGAAGATTATTTAAATGGATATGGTGCTATTTCCAAATGCACTTATAGAGGTACTGATTATACAGCTTCTAATAAGAACTTAACAGACTTAGAAGATTATGGAATGAAACCTGTTGATTATACTTATAAGTATATAAACTCCACTTGGTACACGGTTAGAGAAATACCTTCTTATAGTTCTACTGATGAGACTGAAATGCAACAAATGGCTGATGCTGGAATAATAGTGTGCAAAGCCGCCGGAAATGACGGAGCTTTCCTGGATGAACCTAATGGAACTGATTACAATAACCGATTATGGGTTTACTATTCAGGTAATACTGGCTCTGATGTTTATTTGACGCCACATGAAGGTTTTATACAATGGAGCGGTAATTCTGCTCCAACATTTGTTGTAGGTGCTTTGGATAATACATCATATGATTCAGTATATGATAAAACCACTACTTTTAGTAATCGTGGTCCTGCTGTTAATATATGGTTTGCAGGAGATTATATTCTTAGTATGGATATTTCTTCCGCATTATATGATTATTATTGGGATGGTGGTTATAAACAAAGCAAAAAAAGTGGTACATCTATGGCCTCTCCTCAATGTGCTGGTATGTGTGCTTTATTATTACAAGTACATTCAGACTGGACCCCATTACAAGTTTTTAATTGGATAAGAGATAATGCTACGGCAACTGTATACTCAACAGGCAGTAGTACTGATTATACTGTTGAAACATCTCTTATGGGTTCAGAACAAAAAGTTGCATATTTTCCAATGGCTGGTCGTACACCATTTGGTTATGGTTCAAGTTAAACCAGATAAATATCTGTAGGAGATAAAAATGGCAGTTACATTAGTAAACATTGGTAATTTAGCAAATGATGGTACAGGAGACGATTTAAGAGAAGCCTTTATTAAAGTGAATAATAATTTCACTGATTTAAATGATAGAAATCCTGAACAAACCACGGCTTCTAATTTATTACCCGACGATGCTAACACTAAAGGTTTATTTTCTACAGTAACAGCTTTTGATTTAAAATTTAAAAGTCTTAAAGCAGGTACTAACGTTAGTTTTAGTTCTGATGCTAATCAAATTACTATAACTTCTTCAGGTATTGTCAGTATTCAAGTTACTACTGATGCAGGTAGTCTTACTCCAATAGGTAGTACAGGGTTAGCTAGGTTTCTTGGTGCTGGTGGTGTTCTCACAACTGGTGGAGGAACTGACGTAACTATAGACTCAAGATTATCTAGAGAAACATCTCCATCTTTAGGAGGTACTCTAGACGCGGCGGCAAATAATATTAATAATGTAGGTACATTAACAGTTCAAAACGTAGATGGACTTGTAAAAGGTATAGATGTTGGTAATATTGATTCTGTTGTAGGCTTTGATATGGGTGGAATTGTTCCTACTGCTGTTAGTAACCTAATGCAATGGTTTGAAAGTTTAAAACCACTTGATATGGGTACTCCAGCTTCTCCAAACGCAACAAACATAGATTTAGGCACTCTAGCATAATTGTTCTTACGATAAATATTAAAAAAGGACGATAATCATGAGTTCATTATGGAGTGTTAGAACTGGTCATAATTTAGGAACCTATCAAGAAAAGGTTCCTGCAACTATAAACCTACCAGTGGTGGGTAATGTTGCTACTACACTAATTGCAGGAACATTACCAGCAGGAACAAGATTAGAAAGTAATACAGTTACAGGCACATTTTTTGAAGTACCAAGAGACACAGAATATAAATTTGTTTTAAGAGCTTCAACATCTATTCCTGATCCAATCATAGAAGATAGAACTTTTACTGTTAATGTCCAAGGACCAGATGTTCCATTATGGATTACCCCTGAAGGATCTTTACCTATTGGAGCAAATGCCCAATTATTCATACTAGACAGTTCTTATGTAGATTTTCAATTACAAACTATTGATTCAGATTTAAGTACAGGTAGTACTTTAAAATATTACATTCCTAACGATGGAGGTGAGTTACCCCCAGGAATTACATTAAGCGAAGATGGAAAATTAAGTGGAATAGTAGATCCTATATTAGCATTAGACATTAATTCAAGTACAGGATTTTATGATTCAAATAATTATTCAGTTTATCCATTTGACTTTGGTAATATAGGCGCCTATCCGGCTAGTAGTTATTATTTTGACGTTGAACAAAATTATGCATTCTTTAATCAAAATAATAAAATAAAATCTCCTAGAAAACTTAATAGATATTATGAATTTAAAGTAAATGTAACCGATGGTGATACTATTACAACTAGATTATTTCAAATATTTGTTATTGGTGATGATTTCCTAAGAGCAGATAATACTATTATGCAAGTTGGCTCTGGAATTTTTACTTCAGATGGAACATATTTAAGAGAACCAAGATGGTTAACTCCTCGTGATATAGGTTATAAGAGAGCAAATAATTATGTAACTATTTTTCTTGATTTATATGATCCAAATACATTACCAGGAACAATCTCTTATATATTAGAACATAAAAATGATGATGATACTGATAGCAAATTACCTGAAGGTATGACCTTAGATGTTAAAACAGGAGAAATAGCTGGTCGAGTACCTTACCAACCTACAGTTACAAAAGAATATAAATTTACTGTAACTGCATTAAGATATGACTTACAGTCAGAATTAGTTGCTGTTCCAATAAATCCATATGAAGATCAACTACGAGGTTCAGGAGATTTAAAAATAGCAAAATTACCATTAGGAACTGCTGATGGTATAAAAGATTTAGAATCATTAAAAACTCAAACAATAATGATTAATGGCAATGAATTTGTAGTTCAAGGAGTTAATGGTGAAAATGAAAAATATGATACATTATCTCTTGATAAAAGTTTAATTGGAGAAGAACTTCACGTTTATACAGGGATAGTGTATGATCCAGCGACTTACTTAACCAACCCTACAGAAATTACTAGAGCTAACAATGAAATTTTTGTTTATAATAGAGTAGACAAAAACAAGTACATTGGTAGAACATTAAAATTTAGCGATTCAGAGGAATATGAAATTGAAAACATTGAAACGGTATTAGATGAAGGAAAACCAGCAGATCAAAATATTGCAAACGCAACTGCAATGGAAAAATTAGTTCTTAATACAAGTATTACTAGAAGTTTTGTAAACAATGAAAATATTAGTATTGGGGCATTCAAAGGAAAAACTACATTTAAACAATTTGTTGTAGGATCCACAGATACACAACCTCAAGCAACTAAAACATTTACAGTTAACATATTAGGAGAAATTGACAGTACTATATCATGGGTGACGTAACCGCAACAAATCTTGGAAGTATTAAAGCAAATTACATTAGTACTTTTAAAGTAGAAGCTACAAGTACAGTGCCAGACGCTAAAATGAAATACTTTTTAACGTCGGGTGAATTGCCGCCTGGACTTGTTTTATCTATTAATGGTGAAATAATAGGTACTGTAAGACAATTTTCTTCAGGAAATTCAGGTGGGTTAACATTCTTTGAAGATAATTTAACTTTTGATGGTGATACTACGTCTATTGACAGAGTATTCACATTTACTATAACCGCTAGAGATAGATATGGGTTTAGTGCTGTACCTAAAACTTTTTCAATATCTGTTATAGTCGAAGGAAGCACTTTATACAGTAATTTATATGTTCAACCTTCACTTCAGTCAACACAACGAGATGCATTTAAAACATTTATTTCAGATCCTAATATATTTAATCCTGCATCTGTTTATAGAGAAACTGATTCTACATTTGGAGTACAAAAAAAATTAAGAATGTTAATATATGCAGGAATAGAAAGAAAAACAATTGATCATTATGTTTCTGCAACTGCTTCAAATCATAAAAGAAAAAAATATAGACTAGGTGAAATAAAAACTGCTGTAGCCAAATATCCTGGTACGCATGATATAGCCTATGAAGTAGTATATATAAATGTTATAGATCCAATGGATGACGGCTCAGGCAAAGTTCCAAAAACTATTTTAACTCCAGAGGGACAAAAACTTTTAATAAATCATACTCAAATTGAAGTAAATGATGATTCTACAAAACTAAATGTAGGAGGTTCTTCATATACAATATTCCTTCAAAATAATGAAGCAATATCAACCCAAGCTATTGGAGAAGATTTACAAATTTATGCAAGAGCTGGTCGACTTTTCTTAGATGTAATTAATGGTACACTTTCAGTTACATTAGTAGATGGTAGTACTGTACTAAATGTAGGAACTGTATCTATTAATAATGCAGATCCTTTTAGATTCAGACCAAAAAATGGCGTAATAAAAGTAGATACAAATTTAATACTAACAAATACACTTCACAACAACTTAAAATACCTTAGTAATACGTCTAATATGAGAAATACAATTAAAGGGATAGGAAATACAGCATCAGAATTTTTACCTCTTTGGATGAGAACTGCTCAAGAAGGTACAATTCAACAACTAGGGTATATAACAGCTATTCCACTATGTTATTGTAAGACAGGTACTAGTCAAACCATAGCATCTGCTGTTAAAAATAGTAGTTTCGATTTTAGTCAATTAAACTTTGAAATAGATAGATACATAGTAGATAATACTACAGGAAATGACACAGAACAATACGTACTCTTTCCTGATTATGACTATAACATATAAGATAAATAATATTAGGATATAAAATATGGCAAGTAATATAGACACAACTAGCATAGATGCAACATTTCCAGTAGCTGGACAAGACAATAACAGCCAAGGATTTAGAGACAATTTCAACGTTTCTAAGAACAATTTCACGGCGGCTAAATCAGAAATTGAAACTTTACAAACTAATACTGCAAAATTAAATGCATCAAACAACTTTGCAGGTAATGAAGTTAGTGGTGCTACATTTAAAGGCAATTATACAAAACATTTTGATGGTGGTAGTGTATCTGCCGGACAAAATGTAAGTATGTCTAGTGGTAATTTTCAAACTTTTTCAATTAGTGCCGATCTTACATTAACATTAGCAGATTGGTCTACTCAAGAAGATGTTTCACAAAGTTTAATAGTTCAAGTAGTAAGTGATGGTTCATCTCGTGCATTAACATGGGCCGCTGATGGCGGAAGTATAAAAGGTGAAACAAATTTTACCTCTACAACAGCTATTACTAGTGCAGGAGATCCTTTTATCTTTGAATTCTGGACATATGATAATGGTACAACTGTATTTGCTAGAAATCTTGGCGAATTTAGTTAATATGAATAATTTATGCCAGATAATAACATCCATCCATTAAACAACGACTTATCAAAACTTTCTATAGCACAAATAGAACAAAAATTAAGTGAATTAAGAACAAAATATTTTAGAGCTAAAAATCCTCAACTTCGACAACAATTAAATTTCTTTATAATAGATTTTAATGAAGAATTAAAGACTAGAGTAGCCAAAGAACAAGCAAAATTGGCTAAGGAGTCTGGAAAAGATCTTGACAATCTCATCAATATAGATTAAAATATATAAATGCAAATAGATTCTTTAGGATTACCAAAATATGGTACGGATGATTTAATGGACCTTATCTATAAAGGTCAAGAAGACTTATTGTTTAATGTATTATCTGATGTTAATGAAGAAACAGAAAAATTTAATAAAGCTGTAGACTTAACAGGTGCAGGACAACATCTTAAATTTTATAAATCACTAGATATAGATTTAAAATCATTTGATAAACTTTTACAAAATGAATGGTTTATGCCTAATAGCTATAAAAGTTTTGATATAGAAAAATACATTCGTAACGTATGTCCAAATAATCAAAATAGTATAAAAAGAGTAGAAGATGAGTTAAAAGCATTTAAAGAAATGGGTTATACAAATTTATTAAGATTTTTACACTATCTTGTAAATTTCATGAAAGAAAATAATATAATATGGGGTGTAGGACGGGGAAGTTCAGTAGCAAGTTATGTATTATACTTGCTAGGTGTCCATAAAATAGATTCATTAAAATATAATCTAAATTGGCGTGAGTTCCTTCGATAAATATATACATAATAATACTAGGAGAATAAAATGGCAGTAAAGCAAACAGGACAAAAAGTTTACCGTACAATGCAGGGAAAACCGGTTGATATGGATCTGTTAAGAAAAAGATATGAATTAACTCCAGCAGTAGGTAATGCTAAAGTTAATGCTAGAGGTGACGAATTGGGTGCCGGTGGCAAAATTATTCGTAAAAGAGAAGAAGTTTTAGCAGATTACTATAGAGATCATCCTAAAGCTGTTCCAGACGTTAAAGTATCTGAAGCAACACAACCAAAAACAAAAAAAGACGAAGTAAAAGCCGAAGTAAAAGTCGAAGAACCAAAAACTGAAGCTAAAAAAGAAAATGAATGGGTTGAAGATGCGGACGGTAATTTTGTTAAAAAATAAACACTAAAATACTCTAATGTTCGAGTCTGGAAGCATACGCAAAATCTATAAAGGCAAAATAACACCTATCCATGACAGAGTTTTAGTTTCTGACATGGATTTCGGAGATCAAAAAACCAAAGGTGGACTTATTATTGCAAGTGACGACGGACATACTCGAGGCATCAAACCTAGATGGTGTAAAGTAGTTTCTAAAGGTCACAAAAATAAAGACACATACAAAGAAGGAGACTGGATCTTAGTCGAACACGGACGATGGTCAAGGGGTCTCCATTTTGAAAGTAAAAACGGAAAAGTCAAAGTTCTTCGAATTGTTGAAGCCAAAGCAGTAATGATGACTGGCAATTATAAACCAAAAGATTGGTACCAAGCCAGATTAAAATATAGCCCTGCCGGCGAACTCCTAGAAAAATAATTACTTGACTGTAGACATTCTTTATCATATACTACATATATGAGATTACCAGAGCCAAAAAATTCCGGAATTAACACAACAGGGTTAACAGGAATAGTATTAATGACTCTCCATTTAACTGGTATTATTACTGGTTGGTATTGGATTGTGTTATATGTTATACTAATACTATCAGGAATAGGACAAGAATACAAAAAGACGATATATTAAATGCAAGAGTTATGGGTAGAAAAGTATAGACCTAAAACTGTTGATCAATATGTTTTTAGAGATGATCATCAGAGGAAACAGGTCCACCAATGGTTGAAAGAAAAGACAATTCCACATCTTTTATTTTCAGGCACAGCAGGTATAGGTAAAACTACACTTGCAAAAGTTCTTTTAAATGAATTACAAGTTAATGATCTTGATGTAATAGAAATAAATGCAAGTAGAACAAATTCTGTTGACGAAGTTAGAACGAGAATCATTAATTTTGTACAAATGATTCCGTTTGGTGAGTTTAAAGTAGTATTACTAGACGAAGCAGACTATCTAAGTCCAAATGCACAGGCGGCGTTACGAGGTGTAATGGAAGAATACCACACAACATCAAGATTTATATTAACTTGCAACTATCCTAATAGAGTTATACCAGCACTTCACAGCAGATGTCAAGGCTTTCATATAGAAAGAATTGATCAAACAGAATTTACAGCAAGGGTGGCAGAAATTTTAATGCAAGAAGGTGTTACACCCGATCTTAACACATTAGACACTTATGTAAAAGCAACTTATCCTGATTTAAGAAAATGTATTAATACTGTACAAATGAATACGCAAGAAGGACAGTTAATTGAACCACAAAAAGCAGATACAGGTGATTTAGATTACAAATTACAAATGGTTGAACTGTTTAAAGCAGGAAAAATAACAGAAGCAAGAAAATTAGTATGTAGTCAAGCAAGGCCAGACGAAATAGAAGACATATATAAGTGGTTATACGACAATATTAGTTTATTTGGGGACGAACAAAAACAAGAAAAAGCAATATTAATTATTAAACAAGGATTAGTGGATCATTCATTTGTTGCAGATCCCGAAATTAATTTATCTGCAACTATGATTAAGTTACAAAATCTCTAATTATTCTTATGGAGTGGGTTTTAGCCGAATTGAAATATAAACCTATGACGTTTGAAGTAGTAAAAAATGGCAATTATGTCATTTGTTTTGTTTCAGGTAAACATATTCCTTTAGATCAACTTCTATATTGGAATGTTGAAAAACAAGAAGCTTATTATGGACCTAAAGAAGCTCAAGAAAGATATGAGGAACTGAATAAATGTGCGGAATAGTTGGAATATATAATGTTCCTGAGGCTTCTAAAATTGCAGTACTTGGAATTCACGCCTTACAACACCGAGGACAAGAAGGAGCTGGTATTATTTCATACGATAATGACTTTCATTTTCAAAATTCTTACGGTTTAGTTGATCATATTTTTAGTAAAAACAGAATTATAGAAAATCTACCAGGTAATATGGCAATAGGCCACGTTAGATACAGTACTACTGGTGGTACAGGTAAAAATAATGTTCAACCTTTATTTTATAATTTAGACTTTGGTGGTTTTGCTATTTCTCATAACGGAGATTTTACTGATTCAGTATATTGGCGAGACAAATTAAGAAAAGATGGTGCAATATTTCAAACATCTACCGATACAGAAATTATTCCACATTTATTGGCCCGTACAAAAGGAACAGATCCTATTAATCGTTTACTTAAGGTATTAAATCAAGTAAATGGTGCATTTAGTATAGTGGCTTTGCTTAATAACAAGTTAATTGTTGCACGAGATACTCATGGCTTTCGTCCATTAGTTATAGGTCGTTATAAACAAGGTTATGCAGTAGCATCTGAGAGCTGTTCTCTTGATTTAATTGGTGCAACAAATATTAAAGACGTTGAACCCGGAGAAGTACTTGTATTTGAAGATGAAAAAAAGAAAATTTATCATTTAGACAATAAAATTACAAAAAATTTTTGTATATTTGAACACGTATATTTTTCTAGACCTGATTCTATTATAGATGACCAATTAGTATATGACGTTCGTAAAAGAATAGGTGAACAATTAGCAAAAGAAACTTACATTGACTCTGATATGGTTGTTCCTGTACCTGATTCAGGTTTAATATCTGCACTTGGATATGCTAAACAATCAAAAATTCCTTTTGAATTTGGACTTACGCGAAGTCACTACGTAGGAAGAACATTTATTCAACCCACTCAAACAATACGAGACTTAGGTGTAAAATTAAAACATAGTGCTATGCGATTATTTGAAGATAAAACAGTTACCGTTATTGATGACTCTATTGTTCGAGGAACTACAGCAAAAAAAATTATAAAAATGATAAGAAAAGCAGGTGCTAAAAAAATTCATATGCGTATTGCATCTCCACCGGTTACTGGTCCATGTTGGTATGGGATAGATACACCAAATAGACAAGAACTTATAGCTGGAACCAGTAGTGAAAAAGAAATTAAAGAATTTATAACGGCTGATTCACTAAAATACATATCAGTAGAAGGATTACATAAAGCAGTAAAAGGTAAAGGTTACTGTGATGCTTGTTTTAGTGGCAAATATCCTATTAATAAAAGGACTGAATTACATGAACGTTAAATTAATTGATAAAATGGGTACTGACCTAACAGTAGTAAATGCCGCTAGGGTATCTTATGCAAAAACTAAAGAACAATTTGAAGATAAAGACGAAAAACTAATTGCATTTTTGGCTAAACATAATCATTGGTCACCGTTTGGACACGCATCATTACAATTTAGAATAAAAGCACCTGTGTTTGTTGCAAGACAACTTGTTAAGCATCAAGTTGGACTAATATGGAATGAAGTTAGTAGACGTTATGTAGATTATCCACCTGAATTGTTTAATCCAGAGTCATGGAGAGGTCGCCCTATTAATTCTAAACAAGGTTCTGCTGGTGAAGTTAAACTTGATAGAACATTACAACATCTTTACTCAACTGCTATGGAACAATGTAAAATTTTATACCATGCTTTGATCGGAAAAAACATCGCACCCGAACAAGCACGAATGGTATTACCTCAATCAATGATGACTGAATGGTATTGGTCAGGAAGTTTATATGCATTTGCTAGAGTATGCAATTTAAGATGTAAACCTGACGTACAAAAAGAAACTAGAGAGGTTTGTGAGCAAATTTCTACAGAATGCGGTAAGTACTTTCCTATTAGTTGGAAATATTTGAGAAATTAATAATGTATAGACCATTACCAGACGGAATAACAGTTAAAGATTCAAACGTACAAGGCCTTGGCTTGTTTGCTACTAAAGATTTTGATATTAATGTAATTCTCGGCGTGATTCACATTAAAAACAAAAATTTTCCACACGGTTATATTAGAACTGCCTTAGGAGCATTTTATAATCATTCAGATGAACCAAATTGTAAAAATACAGAAGGTTTCTGGCATCAATTACCTGTAAAATATCTTGTAACAATTAAACCTATTAAAGCAGGAGATGAATTAACAGCCAAATATACTTTATATCGAGACTTTGACGAGAAAGGGGAATAATGCTAGGAGAATGGTTAATAAGAATCATACTTGTTATTCTAATAGGTATAGCATTATTTGTTTTAATACAATTAACTATCAATATAGTCACAGGTGTTTATGTATAAAGCAAGTCATATACTAGTAAGCCATTCAGAAGCAGTAAGTTCTACAAGAACAATGTGTAGGGAAGAAGCATTGTTTTTAGCAGGTGCAATTAGTGAAGAAATAAGAACAGGCAAGTATACTTTTGATCAAGCCGCAAAAATTTATAGTGATTGTCCTAGTGGACAGGCAAACAGTGGAAATTTAGGAACTTTTCCAGCCAATAGAATGGATAAAGATTTTATAACATATTTAGATAACTTAAAACCTGGTGAAACTAGTGGTCCTTGCCCTACTATATATGGTTTTCACCTTATAAGAAGAAACTAATCAATAGATAAATAGTAAAAAAGGTACCTTATATGCAAGATACAGTAGATGTTATAAAAACAGTTCAAAATGTGTTTGACAATGACACCGCTTTCACGGTACTCAAGGACTTTGAAAGAGTACTTGATGAATTAGACCTTTATGTATATGATAATTGGGAAGATGGTGAACTAGCATCAGGTCCTAACATTAAAAGACACTTTGTATCATGCACTTTTATGTGGGATCGAGATAAAATGCCAGATCCTACAGGTGGTCAAAGATTAACTGATTACGATTGCAAAGTATATTACAAAAAAGATCAATTTGTTTTTCCTAGACAAATAATAGAGCCTGGAGATATGCGAACAGGAACTAAAAAAGGTAAAATGGATAAAAGACCTATATGGTTAGTAGAAATTATGATGCCTAAAGAATTAATCCGAAGCATATACAGTGGTTATGAAGCAGAAACTGACTACTCTAAAGATCCAGCAACAGCAGAAGAAATTCCAGTAGATCAAAATATAGATGCTGGTATAGAACCAGTAGCAGAACCCGATGCTCCTGAAGGAGAAATTTAATGGGTTTAAAAAAAGACGATTTAGCACATACTACTGATAGTATATTTGAAATCGATTCCTATAAATCAAAAATGGGAGACGATAAAGATATTGTAGTTCTTAGTTTTACAGTTCTAGGAGAACAACCAGCAATAGATTTAGTAAATTTTATAGAAAAAGGATACGATTACGTTTTAGATGCTGACAAAACTAGCGGAGAACAAGCCGATGGCAAATATAGAGTGTTTGTTGAAATAGAAAGAAACAATAAAATTTCAAATCAAATTACAGAAATACTAGGTGGTGTGGGAAAACTAGCAAATTTAGAAAATTTTAAATTTAGATACTATAAAAATTTTAAAAGTTTACCAGCAGATGAAAAAACTTTAGGAGAAATTGTTCCTTTTGATTCTGACGCTTATGAAATTAAAATAGGTGAAGCTCCTATGGAGAATTATAAAAATTTCTTTCATGATAGTTATGTAGATGACGTAATTATGGAAGATACAACATTAATTCTTAAAAAGCAACGTCATGATCCATTATTTTTTGAATTTTTGGAATATGGCAATAAAGAAGATGTCTTAAAATCAATAAAAGAGTCCTATCAGATTAATAAATTCCCAGAAGTAATTTTTTTAAGTAAGTATATAGGAGATTATAATATATCCATTTATGGTAACAAGTATATTCTTGAAAGCAAGAACTTCTGTATAGTACTTAAGAAAAAATATGAGACTATCAACTAATTTTACACTAGAAGAATTCACAAGAAGCCAAACAGCAATACGACAAAATATAGATAATACACCCACAGATGAACATATTGAAAATATGCAACTTCTATGTGAAATGGTTCTTCAACCAGTTAGAGAACATTTTGGTCCAATAGCAATTAATTCAGGTTATAGAGGGGTAGTGTTGAACAAAGCCATTGGTGGTTCTTGGAAATCTCAACATTGTGAAGGTAAAGCGGCTGATATTGAATGCCCTGGTACAGGTAATCGTTATGTAGCTCAATGGATTTCAGATAATTGTACCTTCGATCAAGTAATTCTTGAATTTCATAACCGAGAAATACCCGATTCAGGTTGGGTTCATGTTAGTTATAATCGTGGATCTAATCGAATGCAACGTCTACACACCTTAAAAGAAGACGGCAAAACTGTATACAAGCCTGACCTAATAGAATAATCAATAAATACAACTATAATGAAAACCAAGTACTGCAATAATTGTGGCAGAAAAGCCCATTGTGACCAAGTTTTAAAAGAAACTCAGGTTGACTATGATGGCAGAGAATATGAAATCGTAGTGTGCGTGTACTGTAGGTGCGAGGAATAGTATGTTTTTCTTTGGTCAAATAAAAATGATTTTTACAATGCTAATTATTATCGGTATTGCCGGTGCTGGTATGTATGTAATGAAGCTACGATCTGACAACGCTATTCTTAAAACAAATCAAATAAAACTAGAACAAAGTATTGAGTCACAAACTAAACTATTAGAGCAACAAAAAATAGATTTTGAAGCAATAATGGAACATAATAAACAAATGAATATATTAGTTAAAAATTTACAAGAAGATTTAAGACAATTAGATAAAAGATTTACTAAAAAAGGTCGAGACTTTGGTAAACTTGCAATTAAAAAACCTAGTTTAGTTGAAAAAATTATAAACAAAGCTAGTGAACGTGCTCAACGATGTGTAGAAATTGCCTCAGGGGCACCATTAACTGAAGCAGAAATAAACGCTACAAAGAAATCAGAAATTAATACTGAATGTCCTTCGATAGCTAACCCTAATTACAAAGCATACGCGGTAGAATAATGAGAATACTTTTTATAATATTACTAGCATTTGCATTATCAGGTTGTACACTTGGAGCAGAGAAGAAAATAAAAATTTTTCAAGTAGAAGAACCTAGAGCAAACTTAAATCTTGAATCTCCTGAACCTTTAGACTTAGAAAAATTAAGATGGATTATTATTACTAGCAAAAATGCAGAAGAAGTATTTAAAAGATTAGAAGCAGAAGGTTATGATCCTGTATTATTTGGACTTACAGACAAAGATTATGAATTAATTGCAAAAAACTTTGCACAAATACGGTCATACTTAAAAGAACAAAATGCAATACTTGAAAAATATAGAGAGTATTACGAACCTGAAGAAAATGAATAACATTTTACGCAAAATATGGTATTGGATTGTTGGTTACCCAGCTGAATTAACTTACTGGTTTGAAGGTAAAGAGTTTCTAGTTCATGTACGTAAATTTAGAGAGCTTAAACCCAATCATATTACATTTATGAATGTAGAAACAGAAAAATATGTTGCAATAAAATCAGATACTCCAATAAAGTACATACTTAAACAAGAATAAATAGCATTATGTCAGACGATTTAATTAAAGTTAAAAAAACAACAGAAGAATACGAAGTATCAAAAAGTGATTTAATCCCAGATACCGGAGATGACGCCCCTACTTGGTATAATAAAACAGCAGGCCTATTAGACAAGTTTAGAATAATACCTAGATTAGTAATGTTGGCTTACATCTTTGCATTTTATTCATCAGTAACTTGGTTTATGCAACTAACTGATCCCACAAATGCTCAAGCAATGTTTATATCAACAATAGTTGGTGCCGGTGCGGCATTCTTTGGACTATATGTTGGTAAACCAGGTGCTACACTTCCAAAAAATAAGAAATAATTCCCATTAAATACAATAACAACTTGACTTTTTGGTAAAGAGTTGTTATATTATTATTATGGCAGACTATTATGATATATTAGGGGTTAAAAAAGGCGCTTCCCAACAAGATTTAAAAAAAGCATATAAAAAACAAGCGATGAGATATCATCCAGACAAGGGTGGAGACTCTAATAAATTTCAAAAAATAAACGAAGCATACGATACACTTAAAGACCCTCAAAAGAAAGCCATGTATGACCAATTTGGTACTACTGGTAATCAAGGACCTTATTCAAGAACATATTCAACTGAAGAGTTTGAATTTCCTAATGACATAGGAGATATTTTTAATCAATTCTTTGGTGGATCAAGATCACCGTTTACTCAAAGAAGACAAAGACAAAGAAATAAAGACATAGCAATTCAAACTCAAATAGATTTAGAAGATGTAATGAATGGTAAATCATTAATTGCAACATATACACTAACAAATGGTAAGCAACAGAGTGTAAACATTGATTTACCTCCTGGAGTAGAAACAAATACCACGATGAAATTTGCAGGACTAGGAGATAATTTCATTCCAAGTATTTCTAGAGGTGATTTAATGGTAAGAATTAAAGTACGATCTCATGCAAGATGGCATAGAGATGGTGCAAATTTACATTGCGTAGAAAAAGTAAGTGTGTTTGATTTATTATTAGGAACTAAAAAGGAAATAACAACTGTAGATGGTAAAAAATTATCTATTACCATCCCTAAAGGATGTCAACCAGGTACAGTAT